AAAGAGCCTTGATAGTCTTGACCTAGGAGACTGAAATGTTTTTAATAAACCTTTAGCCATTCCTGTCATCTTATCAGCACTTTTTCCTATATGCGAAGTTAAGTCAAATGCCTCCTTTGCTTCTTCGCCAGCAGATTGTATAACCTCAACTATATCCCGTCTTATTGTGTTTCCTATTTGTGAAGCAAACTTTCCTATTGTAAAAGGCAAAGATAATGAAAACATAAAAAATTTAGTTGCTGCACCGATTAAAGATACAGCAGCTTTTAACAACCCTTTTAAAAAGCTGAATAAAAATCCAAAAAAGTCGCGTATTAAAGACCTACCAAAAGAAGAAAATGCATCTTTAATTTTCATCATTAGATCAATTGCTTTACCAAGAATATAGACACCTATAGATGCAATTTTTAAAATTCTTGGATATTTTTCCATTTTGCTTACTGCACTTGTTAATTCTCTGCTTATTACATCTGTCGAATTTTTTAGTGATACATTGATCGCGTTTGTTTTATCTTTTATTTTTTTAAATAACTTATTATTTTTTAAAGCATTTCTTAACGTTTTACTAGATTTTGTTGAAGAATTTTTCATGCTAGAATTAATTGCATTAGTGCTGTCTTTAGTTTGATTTTCTATGTTTTGCACAAAACCATCAGCAACAGAGTTTGACATTTCATTAGATATTGCTTGAGCATTTGAAGCTGTATTACTCAATCTAGTATCTGAGCTTTTCATTTCTTGCATCATTTTTTGCATGAAGCTGTTTTGGCCATTTGTATTGCCTAGCATACTTTCAAAAGAATTAGTCATTCTGTCTAAAGCTTCTAATAAACTTCGTGATATATCTAGTTGTTGCTGAATTGTACTTTCCATTTACTTAGAGCCTCCAAGTAATTCCAGACAAATTTTCAAACTTTCTTGTTATTTCTTTTTTTTGCATAATAGACTTATTGATTACATCTAAACTAGCATTTTCGTCTAACTGAATCTTAAGTCTTTTTGAGACTTCTAATAGTTCTATTAAACAATCCATTTCTGCAGGTCTTCCTGAAAGCTCTATGTCTACATCTTCACTTACTATGTACTTTGCAGCAATGTGATGTAATAACTTCTCTTTTTGTGTTATCATTTTAAATTCCTTTTAAATACGATTATAGTATATGTAACTATGATTTAAAATGATTTACGAAATACTTTACTACCATTTGTTTGCCTTTTTGATTGCTGGTGTGCCTGATTTTGTTGTTTTGATTCTTCTAAATCTTTTTTAAATCTACCTATAAACCAAAATCTTTGCCAAACAGGACAGCTATAAGCATCTCGATATGTAAACCCTAAGTGATACATTAAAATATATATTTGTTCAAGATATAAATCTTTATTATTCGGTGTCAGGCCAAAAAAACGAGGCTCCCATTGGAAGACCTACCTCACTTTGTTCGTGACAATGTGGACAATTCATCCAAGATTTCATGTCAATTCCTGGTTCATGTCTATCTAGAAATCGTCGAAGCGCTAGAGAGTCTCTAGCAGGTAAATTTTTGACAAAAAATGAAAGTTTATTGCGATCGGTTATACCACCTACAGAAACAATAGATCGAGAAAGTCTGTCTGTAATTGCAGACTCAACTTTCATTCCGCTCTTTTTCTTTCTTTCATTTGTTATCATCATTTCTCTTTCATCATGACCTGTTAAAAACTTAACTCTTACGTTTTTCTTAGTAACAGGCAACTGAACTTCAAATAAATTATCACCCATAACAACAGGATCGACTTCTAATCGCTTAATTGATAAGTCTGATAAATCAAAAGTTTGTTTGCTTTTTGTTCCACACTCAGGACAATCAACTTCAACATCATAATCTGCGCCATATCCTGTAATTCGAAGAGAAACAAGCAAAGCGTTTCTGTCGCCAGAAATAAGATCGTCAGGTTTAATTGACTTATTAACAATACAAGATTGTAATAGTTTTGTTAAAACTGTCCCGCTTTTAATATAAGCACGAGATGTTAAAATATCTTCTTCTCTTGCAGTCATAGGTCTAATATCAATTGTTTCTTGCCCGTGTAACGAACCATCTTGTGGATAAATCACTCCTCTTGATGGAAGAGGTACACTTTCTTGTGGAATTTCAAATCCAAAGTCGTCTCTCATTACATTTGAAACTTGAATAGGCCCTTCCCTGCTAATTTGTGTAGGGTTGATAGGCTTATCTAAAGAATTACTCATTAATTATCTCCTTAAATTTTAGGTAATAGTACTTCATCTTGTCCGCTATTTGTCATCAAGCTTAAATCACTCAATACACTATCTAGTGTCAATTCTATTGTATCAGATTGATCAAATTGTAAAATAATTGAACCTCTTATAATGTAGTTTTGCATATCTAATATCGTTTTGTCATCCTTACTATTAGGAATATTTATTATATAATTTGTTATATATCCTGCTTTAAGAAAACTCGTCATTATAAATTCTAACTGTATTTCTAATCTTTGATACAGATTTTGAAAATTAGAATTTTGTGTAAATAAAAAGCCACCTTTGACAAAGCTCTCATTAATAAAAATATCAAATTTAATTCTCTTTTTTATTTCTTGAATTGTTCGAACAATACTTTGCACTTGAAAGACTGATTTTCTTTCGCCATGCGCTGTTTTTTCACTTAATAAGTTTATTGCGTCTTTATTTAAAGGTTTATATAACAAGTTTATAGAAGATTTTCTTAAGTATAACTTTGCATTATTTTCAAATTCTAAAGAAGATTCTTTTAAATTTATTGAATCTATCAAACTAAAACTAGCACCTGCATAAAATAAAGGTAAATCTGTTTGTGTCAAGCTGCTTCTAGGTGTAATTGTTTGTGCAATTTTTCCTAAAACAAAAGCTTCAGCAGGTATTTGTTTCTGATATCTAAATGCACCTATAGAAATATTTGCATTTAGATCTCCAAAAACTGGAAATAAGTATCTACTTGTAATGTTTAGACTATTCCAGTTACTTAAAACTCTAGTATACTGTTTATCTAAAACTTTCTTATAAGAATAGTAAACTGGGCTATCATTAAAGTCTTGTCCTAAACTAAATCTTTCATCATTAGTTGCTATTCTTACACTATCTACAGTATAATCATTATTATTATCAGCTGATTCAAATTCATTTAAAACAAAAGTATTTTTGCCAGATATCCCTAATGATGTTTTAACTAAGTCTCCAGAATCTGAAATTGTGTTTAGATCATTGTTTTTAACAAGCTTGTGAAACTGAATTAGATTGTTAGACGCTGCGCCTCCAGTATCTGCTATAAAAAAATGATTTCTGTCTTCTTCACACTTTTTTACTACTTTTTCAATTAAAGGTATTTCTTTTATTCCAGGTAATATTACTATATCACTTGCACAGTTTGATTCATCCATTGCAATATCAATTGCTTTATCATAAGCAGAGTATGTAGTTTTTTGCTCACCTATATTTGCAGTGTATAACTCTCTTGCAATTGCATCGTTTCTTAAAAACTTTTTATCACTATCTCTAATATCAACGCCATCAAAGCCACCGTATGTAAAAAAGTCAAAAGATAATTTATTTCTAAATTGTTGTATCAGATTTCCTTCTTCATCCCATATTCCTCCTACGTCATTGTTTATGTCTATATAGTTATATGTAACACCATTAGCAAAAGGACGACCAGAATGCTTATAAATCATATTTCTTGCATTTTTGCCATCATCTAAAGAATTAAATGGACTATCTAGTTCACCGTCAGTTTTTGTGTTTTTATAAGCAATTTTTTCTAAATGAAAAAATGAGTTTAAATAATTGTTTTCATTATTAAGAACGTTCAAATGTGTATGATTGCTATCAGTAATTTCGCTTAAAAAATATTTTGTATAGTAATAATGAGGAGAAATCTGTCTTCTATTAACAAGTGCTCTATTGTCTCGTATTTGACTTTGTGTAAATTTTGGTAAAAATGACGATTTAAGAATACTATCTACTAAATGTTTTTTTACAGCTGCTTGAGTAAACACAATCCCCCAGTTATTTTCAATATCATCTGTATCTGTTACAAAGTCTGGGTAGTAATTTAATGCATGCATTGGCGGGAGATGATAAACTTTATTTGTATCAAATATAGTTTCTATTACATTATTATTACTGTACCAGCTTGTAAAAGCTGACTTTTGTAATTTAATGTGTGGATATGACTCAAATCCTGATGGTAATAAAGCATTTTGATTACTTAAAGACATATACTCAATATCATCAGCAATTTCAACTCTCAAGTACTTACTAATATTTTCATAGAGTCCTTTTTCAACAACTTTGTTTGATTTAAAGTCATAGTATTTATGTATAGTGCCTATCTTAAAGCCGATATAGTTATCACTTTTTGGACTCAAGTTTATATTTTTATAGTATTCTAGTTGTATAAATGTATTGTTTCGAGGCTCATATTCAAAAAAGTAAATATCAAATGTTGAATATTCGTTTTCAGTTGGTTCTCTATGTAAATCTAATTTTCCTCTGAATGTAGGGTTGATTTTAATTCTATACTTGTTTCCTGACTCACCATCTGATAATGCATGAAACCTAAAAAGCTTATGTACGTACTCGTGAATGTTTTTTCTATTATTAGATAAACCATGTCTATTAAAAGGTTGAGACGTAATCCATGGCGTTTTTGCTGTTGTAAATTCACTTTCAAAAGAATTATAATCAGGAAACGTTGGATTAGCGCCAAGAGTAGAATAAGGTTTTACAGTTAAAATATCAGTCTGGTAAAGTTTAGCAGGATATGGTTTTTCTATTCCATTCAAGGAATAAGATGTGTAAGTCAAGTGTCCTTTTTCTAAGAACTTGTCTGAAATGTAATTTTTAGATACATTATAATAACCTATAGGCTTTTGTATAACATTAGCAGAAGGTCTTGTGCCTAAAGAAAAAACATTGTTTTCTTTTTCATCGTATTTTGGTTTAAAACCTAGTATCTTAATATATGGCTGGATATTTAAAATTTGTTTTGAATCTTGATCTGTATAACTAGAAGCTGCTGTACTAGAATGATCAGCAAATAAATCAGATCCTGGATTAGATATTAAATTAGGTAAATTACCACTTGCAAAAATTAAAACATCAGACAAATAATGCGAATTTAAAGTTAAGTCATTATCATTGCCTAGTTCATTTAAATAGTCAACTGTGTCTGGATCAGCATTAGCAGCATCAACACTTGCTGCTCGCGTGCTTGATTCAAGCATTTTTTTTAAAACAAAAGTAACGTTACCGGGCTTACTATCTGCATCAGTAACAGAGTGTATGTTACCACTTTTAGTTTGAGTTAACGATCCACTAGAAATATCTTCCGCAGCATTAAACCCGCTATGTAGCATTTTACCGTTACTACCTCTAGTGCCTGTTCCAATACCTAATACTCTAGTAAAAGAAGAGTAAACACCTCCGTTGTCTTGCCACATAGACAATGCATCGTAAGCCATACTATCTGCATAACATACATAATCATCATATAAATGTGCATGTTGATTTTGTCTATGAGTGCCTAGAATATTTTCTTTTGTATTATAAACAATGCTGTTAGCAACAGTATTACTAGAGAAAATCTTTTCAGGTACAAAAGCTTTACCTTTATAAGAGGTACCTATAATGTTTGCTGCTGCTGTTATGAGACTTTGACCTACGTTTATAGTAGGATCTTGCTCTGTGTCGCCAATTTGAATATTTCTTATAAAACTATGTACTGACATTTTAATCCTAATATTTTATCTAATGTATTTAATTATTAACAACGAGGTTTTTACTGTTTTTGTTAACTATTAATTATTGATAAAATATACATGTAAGTTAAAAACTTTTTACAGACAGTAAAAAAGAGTACTCTGTCGAAACAAAATACTCTTTAATGAAATCAATATTTTTTAATTAAAAAAAGCGATTAGTATTGTAACACGCAATTGTCAAATCTAAGTGTCAAAGAAATCTCAGTCATGTCATCGCCGTCGTAACCTAGGTCACCAAAGTTTGCATTTGTTAAAAAAGCTCCTTTAATATCCCATAGTTCAACAACAGTTCCAACAGGATCTAATAATTTAAGCTGACAGTCTCTTTTATAAAAGTCAGCATATCCAGCACGCCCACTTACTGATTCAAAATGAGTCCGTACCCATTCCATAACTTGTTGCGCTCCTGAAGGTGCAATTGGATCATGTAATGTTACAGACATAGTCTCAAAAGTTGTCTTACCAGCAAGATAACGTGTACTGTTAATAAATGGGATTTGTGTCTCGTTTGTAGAATATGAAGGTCGACTCGCGGTCTTCATAAGAAAAGCATCGATACCCTCAATAGCAAAGACCCAACGATTTTTTCTCTTTGGTTCAAACTTATTAGGTATCATCTCCGTTACTGATAGTGTCTCAGCCATTTTTAAAACTCCTAAATTCTTTATGTATATATATCATTAAAATTCTTATTGTATGTTATTTGCCACTACAAAGTCTAAAGAAATAAATTCTACACTCTTTGTGGGCTGCAAATAAATCTTACCACGAATGGTATTGTTTTCGACGTCGTTTTGAGTAGTTGTTGTTGTATCGATTTGAACCTTATATCTCTCAACACCTCTTCTTTGTTGCACGTTTGCCATAATCGGCTCAACTAATGCAGAGAATTTAGCGAGTGTTGATGCTCTATTCGGCTCAAATAAAAGCTCTTCTCCAACTTTCTTAACTTTACGACGAATGTCAATTAATAGACGTCTTACATTAATACGATCCAAAGCAGATGCATCTTGTAATAAAGTCTTTTGACCAAATGCATAAACCTCTCCACTACGTCCAGCTGGAACATAAATTGGA